CCTTAAAAATCCCCCGGGGGTTGATATTTGAAAAGGTCGACGGAAATTTACCAGCTAAAACCTGGGGCTATCTGGGGTAAATCCCCCTAAAAACCTCCTTAAAAGTGAACGCAAACCTCAGATAGTCCCATTAAAAGATATTTGTAGTCATCAAAAGGGTCCTCCAAGATTGCTAGTCTTCCCTTTTCTGTCGGTCTCGCAATACCGCTCTCCTTTCAGGAAGACACTGATTCCTCACTTTCCTTAGAACAAGGCGGTTTTGGAGGATTCTTTTGATGATTACAAACAAAAGGAGAGAGAACGATGAAGAAAAAGTCAGCCGGAAAAACTAATCCGATAAAATTGCGTCCGGCTTTGACACCGGAAGCTCAGGAGAGTCAGTGCATAGCGCTTGCAATGGACCAGGCGAGAAAGCAGCTGATGGAAGGAACTGCATCTTCCCAGATAATCTGTCATTTCCTAAAACTTGGATCGTCTGATTCAAGACTTGACAGAGAAGAAACGGAAGAGCGTATCAAACTTACCAAAGCAAAGACTGAATCTTATGAAAGCATGAAACATATCGAGGAACTTTACGCAAATGCTATTGACGCAATGAAGTCATACGGTGGAGGTGGTCCACTTGATAAGGACATATAGCGAGCTTATCACCATCCCAACATTTGAAGAGCGATTCGATTACTTAAAACTTAATGGATTGATCGGAATGGAAACATTCGGTTCAGACAGATATTTGAATCAGGCACTTTACAGATCGCCAGAGTGGAAAGCATTCAGGAACAGGATAGTTATCAGAGATAACGGATGCGATCTTGCGTTTCAGGACAGAGGAATCTATGGAAACATTCTCATCCATCATCTCAACCCAATAACTGCCGAAGATATTCTGAGCCGCTCACCAGCTCTGTTCGATCCGAACAATGTAGTCTGCGTCTGCCTTAACACCCATAACGCAATCCACTATGGAGATGCCTCTCTTCTGGTTCCTTCAAACCCCACCGAGAGAACTCCGAACGATACTTGTCCTTGGAAGGGAGGAATCTGATGGGTAGCATCCTGAATTCTATCAAGAAAAACCTCGGCATTGATTGCGATTACATTGCTTTCGATCCCGACATCATCATGTGTATCAACGCTGTATTCGGAACCCTTCACCAGCTTGGTGTTGGACCAGCAGAAGGCTTTCGAATCGAGAGCGAGAGAGAAGATTGGTCAGACTATCTTACTTATGGCAAAGAGATAAACGAGGTTAAGACGTACATCTACCTCAGAACCAGACTTCTCTTTGATCCGCCGGATAGAGGCGCAGTGTTAACTTCCTTCCAAGACCAGATTCGCGAACTTGAATGGCGAATCGTCGTGAAGGTTGACGAACTCAAGACCGAATGGGAGGAGGCTCAAAATGGAGAATAATTACCTTGCCCATCATGGAATTTTAGGTATGAAATGGGGCGTCCGTCGTTACCAGAATGAAGATGGTTCCCTCACTCCTGCTGGTCGCGAGAGATACCAGAAAGGGCTGGCAAAAGAATTAAAGGAAACTTATAAGAAGCACGGGCCGTTAGCTCCTATATCAGCCGACGCAAAGAACCTTGCAAAAAACAGCAAAGTTTTTAGGCGTTACGAAGAAACATTTGCTGCTCCGGACAATTTCTTGAAGTCTCGTAGAGAACAATTGAAATCCGACAAAGAATATGCAAAGAAGTATGCGAAACGCTATTTCGAACATGAAAGAGGTCTTGCTAAGGAATCGGCCAATTCTCAGGAAGAGCTCGATAAGATGATTTCTATCATAGATCAAGATGAGAAAAGTGTTGGCTGGGCCAAGGATTCTCATTTAGCGGATGAAGTAATCTTTTTTAACGAGGGAGACAAATACGATAAGCTGATTGAAGAAAACATAAAAGCGGCTAAAGAATGGTCTAAAGAAAATAGTCGAATTGCTAAAGATGCTCTTGGAAAATATGGAGATGTTAAGCTTGAAGCCAAATGGAATAAAAAAAAATACAAGACCATAGCTTCAGACTTCTTACAATTTGCTCTTGATTATGCCGATGTAGATCCTTCGATAAACAACGGCATGGACTATTCTAAACTTCTTCACACCCTCTTCTCGGACGAAGAAGACGACCACCTCGAGCATCATGGAATCCTTGGAATGAAATGGTATCGCAGAAGATTCCAGAACGAAGATGGTTCGCTCACTCCGGCCGGAAGAGAAAGATACGGTGTTGGCGAAGCAAGAGAAGGTTCCAGCGACAAACCTAAGAAGCCCGGACTTATTGAGCGCCACAAGCAGAAGAAAGAAGAGAAACGTAAAGCTGCTGAGAAGGCTGCTCGCGTTAAGCGAATGCAGGAAGGTAAAGCCCGAAAAGCCGAAGAAAAGAAGTCGGCCGAAGAGCATGAAGCAGCTAAACAGAAAGCGCTTCGGTCAGCAAAAGCTTCTGAAATCATGAAATACCGAGATGAGCTTACTGACCAGGAGATGAAGGACGCAGTTGCTCGAATCGGTTGGGACGAGGCTCTTAGGAAGAAAGCTAAAGAAGAGAACCCGGACAAATTAACCAAGGCAATGAAGGTTGTTGATAAGTATGGCAAGGCAGCAGGATCAATCGCCACCGCCACGGAAAACACAACCAAGATGTATAACAACATTGCTAAGACTCTTAATACTTTCACCGGCAGTGATTGGCCTCTTGTTGGCGACAGCAAGAAGGATCAAAATAACTCCGATAAAGGCAGCTCTGACAAGCCCAGTAATAAGCCAAACAACAAACCTAATAATGACAAAGGTCCTTCTAAGAAGGACAAAGAGAACTTTGAAAAGACCATGAAAGAAGCCGCTAAGATTCTTGGTGAGGCTGCAAAGAAGGTCGATGAAGAGCCAAAGAAGCAGGCTGAAGATAAACGCGACTGGACCGTTGATGACAAACCTGCGAGCAACGGTTCTTCTTCGTCCAGTTCAAGTGACAAGGGTGTCATCGACACAAACTTCGAGTATTCAGACGCCAAGGCAGAACAAGCAGAGCAGGCCGGTAGAGCAGCAGTAGAGAAATACTTACAGATCGAAGATAAACGTAAGGGGTGATAACGGATGCTTTCAAACACCGCAACACCTTATTACTACGGAAAGTTCAGACAGGACGTCCTCAGAGGTAAGATCCCTGTATGCAAAGAGATCTCTATGGAGATGAATCGAATAGATGACCTCATAGCCGATCCGAGATTCTACTACGATGATCAGGCGGTAGAAGGATGGGTTCGTTTCTGTGAAAATGAGCTTACTCTTACCGACGGCTCTGACCTCAATCTCCTTGATTCATTCAAACTCTGGGGCGAACAGATATTTGGATGGTACTACTATGTAGAGCGGTCTGTCTACGAACCATATGAAGATGGACATGGAGGTCGATACGTCACTAAGATGATCAAGAAACGTCTTGTTAATAAGCAGTATCTTATCGTTGCACGAGGCGCAGCCAAGTCCATGTATGGTTCATGTATTCAGAGTTTCTATCTGACGGTTGACACATCTACAACTCATCAGATTACTACTTCTCCGACAATGAAGCAGTCCGAAGAGGTCATGTCTCCAATCAGAACTGCTATCACAAGAGCAAGAGGACCTCTTTTCAAGTTCTTAACCGAAGGCTCTCTCCAGAATACAACTGGGTCTAAGGCCAACCGATGCAAGTTGGCATCCACCAAGAAGGGTGTTGAGAACTTCCTTACCGGATCTCTTCTGGAAGTAAGACCTATGAGGATCGATAAGCTTCAGGGTCTTAGATGTAAGATCGCTACAATTGATGAGTGGCTTTCCGGTGATGTTAGAGAAGACGTAATTGGCGCTATTGAGCAGGGTGCATCCAAACTTGACGATTATCTGATTGTTGCAACCAGTTCAGAGGGTACTGTTCGAAACAGTACAGGTGACACCGTCAAAATGGAGCTGATGGAAATCCTAAAAGGAGACTACATCAACCCACACGTATCGATTTGGTACTACAGACTCGACGATGTTAAGGAAGTTAGTAACCCGGATACGTGGCTTAAGGCTAATCCGAATCTCGGGAAGACCGTAACTTACGAAACTTACCAGCTGGACGTAGAAAGAGCTGAGAAAGCTCCGGCAGCAAGGAATGATATTCTTGCCAAAAGATTTGGAATCCCAATGGAGGGCTACACGTACTTCTTTACATACGAAGAGACCATTCCTCACAGGAAGAGAGACTTCTGGCAGATGCCCTGTGCTATGGGTGCGGACCTTTCTCAGGGAGGGGACTTCTGTGCTTTCACGTTCATGTTTCCTCTTAGAAATGAGTCGTTTGGTATAAAGACCAGATGCTACATTTCAAGTCTTACACTTAACAAATTACCTCCTGCTATGAGGTTAAAATACGACCAGTTCATAGAAGAAGGGTCTTTAATGGTGCTTGAGTGCACTGTTCTTGACCTTACAGTAGTCTATGAAGATCTCGATAACTTTATAGAGCGTAATAAGTACGATGTCAGATGCTTTGGCTATGACCCGTACAACGCTAAAGAGTTTGTTGAGAGATGGATGGTCGAGAACGGACCTTATGGCGTAGAAAAAGTTATACAGGGTTCCAAGACAGAGTCGGTTCCTCTTACAGAACTAAAGACTCTTGCAGAACAGCGAATGCTCCTCTTCGATGAGGAGCTTTTTTCGTATACGATGGGCAACTGCATAACCATCGAAGATACGAACGGCAATAAGAAATTACTGAAGAAACGCTACGAGCAGAAGATTGACTCTGTGTCCGCAATGATGGACGCTTACGTTGCCTACAAGCTCAACAAAGAGGCGTTTGAGTAAGGAGGTGACCAGCATGAAAGACTTCTTATCTCACCATGGCATTCTCGGCATGAAATGGGGAATACGTAGGTATCAGAACGAAGACGGCAGCCTCACTCCTGAAGGTCACAAGCGATACGCCTATAGTGGTTTGAAAAAAGGAAAGGATACATACACCAGATATTCCCACGACAACGAGAAAGAAATAAGACCCGGCGCGTACATCTCTTCTACAAACGACGACTATGAACATTATGGAAAAAATATGATTAATCAAGCGTTTTTGTCTTATAAAGATGCTTATGAGTTGACTATTAAATCCCACGGGGATGTTAAAGTCGCCGATGTGAATGTCGTTCTCGACGACATAATGCGTTCTATCGAAAAAACTCCAAGTCGTTCGAACAACAATAAGCAAGCGAAAAAAGCATATAAACGGTTAAAAGAAGTGGGTTTTTTCGACAATGACAATTTAACAAATCACGAGCGTTACGATCTTATGGTCAATACATTAAAACCGAAGATTAAAATTCCTTGGAAAGATTCTTCTTACGAAGAGCATTATGCTTTAGTTAGAGGCGGAGCCCTTTCAGACGTGGTTAACGACGAAATTTACAAAGATAGAGCCGCTTTCGCCAAGAAATACAGAGATCAAGGTTATGATGCGGTAATGGATCCTACTGACTATATAAGAGGATACGAGAGCGCGCAGATAATTACAAATCCTGATAAGTTTAAAATCACTTCGTCGAAGAAACTTCGTATAAAACGAGAAGAACGGTGGTGACGGAATGGAAGAGTTCTTATCTCACCATGGCATTTATGGCCAAAGATGGAGAGTTCGCAGATTCCAAAACAGAGACGGCACTCTTACTGACGCCGGACGAAGTAGGTATTCCCATAAAGGTGGCGCCAGGAAATTAGTCACTTCAGTAGACAAGAAGAATACTTCTGTTAACTATGGAAAAGGTGATTATGCTTCGAATGCTCATATCGATGAAAAGCCTAAAACCCATTCAAAAGTTAATAACCAAGCCGGGAAAATATTCCATAAGGCACAGGCGGCAATTCAAAAGTATGGAAATAGAAAGCTAAAGAGGTGACGACGATGTGGCATTACAACTACGAAGCTGCTTGCCTTTGCCATTCTTTTAAAGGCACCTCCTGGAAGGATCACAAATACATCGCCAAGAAAAACGGCAAGTATATTTATCCTGGCGGTGGTAAGAAAGAGAAGACTCCTGAAGAAATTGTTAATGGAGTTGCCAAAGACATCAAGGAATACCAGAACAAAGGCCTCTTTAAGACAGATGAAAATGGCAAGCCCATTCCGGCAAGAGAGCGAGCTTCCAGAAAGAGGAGACAGCAGCGTCTTGAAAAGAGGCAGGCTGTAGAGCAGGCAAAGACTAACAGCCTTAGACGTAACAGCGTAAATCGTGCCAAGGCAGCAGGAGCCGCTGTTACCGAACGAGACAGAGCGTGGAAAGCTACCGTGAGCCGTACCGAAAGCGTCAAACGGGCTAAGAGCAACGCAAAAGAGCAGGCCAAGCAGCAGGATATTTGGAAACGCAAGAAAGCATATGCCGACAGGATAAATGCGTCCAAAATAGCCGAACGGAAACGAGCTATAAACGCAGTTAATCTTCGTAAAGCCAGTGTCAATAGGGCAAAAGAGAACGGCGCTGAAATGACGAAGCGGCAGAAGGAATGGCAGAAGACTAAGAAGAAGGTTAAGCGAGAACAGGCCATGAAAGCAGCTAAACGAGCATGGGATAAGTTCTCCAACGTACCCTTCAAATGGAAGAAGTAGGAGATTTCAAAATGGCCAATACAATCATGGAACGACTAAGGCATTCATGGAACGCCTTCTTCAGCAGAGAGCCGACTACTACGCAGCTTCACGAATATGCTCACTATGGCTCATCTGTCAGACCGGACCGAACCAGGCTTTACAGAAGCGGCGACCGTTCAATTGTCGTAGCGGTCTTCGGTAGAATCGCCGTGGACTGTGCTTCGATTAACATCAACCATGTAAAGGTTGACGAGAACGATAACTTTACCGAAGAAATAAGCTCGAGCCTTAATTACATTTTCTCGACAGAGGCGAACATTGACCAGTCGAGCAGGCAGTTTATAAGAGACATTGTAATATCGATGTTCGACGAGGGATGTATCGCGGTTGTCCCTGTTGATACAAACGTGAACCCGGATACTACGGATTCCTATGACATTCTTTCAATGAGAGTTGGACGGATTGTTGAATGGTTTCCGTATAGTGTCCGGGTTTCTTTATACAACGAGAGAATTGGACAGAAGCAGGAAGTTGTAGTCAACAAGAATGACTGTGCGATTATCGAGAATCCGTTCTATGTGATCATGAACGAACCTAACTCGATTTATCAGCGACTTCTTAGAGTTCTTAACAAACTCGATGTAGTAAATGAACAGATCGCTGCCAATAAGCTCGACCTTATCCTGCAGCTTCCTTATGTAATCAAGTCTGAAGCTCGTAAGGAACAGGCTGAGAGAAGACGTAAAGAGCTTGAGGACCAGCTGGCTGGCTCCAGATATGGCGTAGCTTATACGGACGGAACCGAGAAGGTTATTCAGCTAAACCGTGCTGTTGAGAACAACTACTGGACTCAGGCTAAAGAGCTTATGCAGATGCTCTACAACCAGATGGGTCTTACACAGGAGATTTTCGACGGAACGGCTGATGAAGCGGCAATGCTTAACTACTACAACCGAACTATTGACCCGATCATGCTGGCAATTACTGAAGAGTTCCAGCGCAAGTTCCTGACAAAGACTGCAAGAACTCAGGGCCATAGAATTAAATACTTCAGAGATCCGTTCAGGCTCGTTCCGGTTAGTGAGCTTGCAAACATTGCTGATAAGTTCACAAGAAATGAGATCCTTACCTCTAACGAAGTAAGATCCGAAATCGGTTACAGACCGTCTGATGATCCTGGAGCAGATGAGCTGAGGAACAAGAACCTTAACCGCGATAAGAACGAAATCGTTCCTAAGCAACAGCAGCCAGTGATTAACAAAGAGCAGGAGGCGAACATTCAAAATGGCGAATAAATACGATTTCGTCGGATGGGCAACGAAGAATGATCTTCTGTGCTCTGACGGCAGAACAATCAGAAAGGGCGCCTTTAAGGACTGCGACGGAATGGTCGTACCGCTGGTGTGGAATCATCAGCACAACGACCCCGAAAACGTTCTGGGCCATGCCCTTCTTAAGAATGAGGACGAAGGCGTAAGAGCCTATTGTACATGCAATGATACAGAAAAAGGAATGACTGCCAAATCATTAGTGATCCACGGAGACGTTGGGTCACTTTCTATTTGGGCAAATCAGCTCAAACAGAATGGCGGAGACGTCCTTCACGGAGTGATTCGTGAAGTTAGCCTCGTCCTTGCCGGTGCAAACCCGGGAGCAACTATTGATTATATCGTGGAACACGGAGAAGAATCCGGAGATTCCGCACTGATTTATCCGAATGGAGGAATCGAAATGTATCACGCTGAAGAAGAGAAAGAAGAAGTGGTCGCAGAGGAGAATACCGATACTCTGGAGCACGCGCAGACAGAAGACACGGCGAGCAAAGAGGACGAGGGATCTGATGAGACTATTAAGGATGTTCTCGACACTTTAAGCGAGAAGCAGAAGAGTGCGGTAATGCAGCTCATCGGGTATGCAATTCAGGACAACGCAAAAGAAGATAACGAGGAGGATGATGACTCTATGAAGCACAATGTATTTGACAATGAAAACAAAGAGCAGGGCACTTTCCTGAGCCATGCTGATATGCAGAAGATTTTCGCAGATGCCAAGAGATGCGGCAGCCTGAAGGAGGCAGTTGAGAACGCAATCGACGAAGGCATTATTGCTCATTCTATCGACACTACCGGTATGGAGACGGCAACTGGCCATCAGACCTACGGTTTCAACGATCCGGACATGCTCTTCCCGGAGTACAAATCTCTGAATACCCCGCCGGAGTGGATTTCCAGAGATATGGGCTGGGTACAGAAGGTTATGGGCGGTGTGCACCGCACTCCGTTCAGCCGCATCAAGTCCATGTTCGCTGACATCACCGAGGATGAGGCAAGAGCTAAAGGTTATATCAAGGGTCATCAGAAGAAAGAGGAAGTATTCTCGACCCTGAAGAGAACCACCGACCCGCAGACCATTTACAAGAAGCAGAAGCTGGATCGCGATGATGTGATCGATATTACCGACTTCGACGTAGTTTCCTGGATTCGCGCTGAGATGCGTGTGATGCTGAACGAGGAAATTGCTCGTGCAATCCTGATCGGTGATGGCAGAGCTGCTGATTCCGATGACAAGATCCAGGAGATTCACATCCGTCCGGTTGTTAAGGATGTTCCGCTGTTCAACGTAAAGGTCAATGTAACTGTTCCGGACGGCGAGAACATGGCTGACGTAATGATCGATGAGATCATCAGAGCTCGTAAGAACTACAAGGGTTCCGGCAATCCGACCTTCTTCACAACCGAGGATGTTCTCACCGAGATGCTCCTGCTGAAGGACAAGATCGGTCACAAGCTCTATAAGACCGAGGCTGAGCTGGCTACCGCTCTCCGTGTTAAGGAGATCGTAACTGTTGAGCCGATGGAAGGCATGAAGATTGATGGCAAGGACCTTGCTGGTGTCATTGTCAACCTGGCAGACTACAATGTCGGTGCTGACAAGGGCGGCGAGATCAACATGTTCGACGACTTTGATATCGACTACAACCAGATGAAGTACCTTATCGAGACCCGTTGCTCCGGCGCTCTGACCAAGCCCTTCTCCGCAATGACTGTTCTGGTTAGCGATTCCAACAGCACTCCCATCGGCGGCTGATAGATTCAAAATGGACGGTGAAATAGCATGAAGTATTACGGATCGGTCGGATACATGGTCACTGAAGAAAAGATGGTTGACGGAGAAGGAACCGGTGTTTAT